CGGGGCTGATCGCAGACATGAACAGGCAGATCGCTGAATATAATAGGAAGCATCCCGAAAAGAGAATGCAGGTGCTCCCGCCGACAGCGGTACGGGCGGACGTTGCGGACGCCGCGGTCGACATGGCGGTCAGGGAGACGGCCGCTGATCTGCAGGGCGATCTCGGACAGCACATTAAGCAGACAGCGGTCAGGGCGTATACGGAGACGGCCGGGTTCTTTTCTGAGGACGCATTATCCCCGTACCTTGCGGAAGTCACAGAGGAATGGGCGAAAGAACAGTCATTAAAAGTCTGTGAGCTTCTGGACGAATCCCTTGCAGGGAATGGCGAGAAATTTAAGCTGATCCTGAAACGGGGATATGCACAGGGGCGGACATATCAGGACATGGTCGAGGAAGCCGTTGAAAAATTTGAGGGGCTGACAGAGACAAGGGCATATCTGGTCACATACACCGAAGGCACAAGGGTCATGGCAGAGGCTTCCGCACGGGCAGTCACAGATCAGGGATACACGCAGTACAGTCTGTCCACGGTCGGCGATGAGAAGGTTTGTCAGATATGCAGAGATCTGGAACCGCAGGTCTTCCGCTTTGCAGACAGGGACCCGGGCGTTAATTTTCCGCCAATCCATCCGATGTGCAGGTGTACTTTTTACGTGAAAATGGGAAAAGGAGAAGACGAAGAATGAACAGTATCAGGTTCTGTTATACATCTTACTGTCCGCATTGCAGACAGGTCGAATGGGGGCTGATTGAGCCTTTAATGGCGACATTTCCTGAGCAAGTGGCAATGGTGAACCTGGAAGAGGAACCCGCCATTGCACGGAAGTACAAGATTGACAAGGTCCCTGTCTTGCTGGCAACAGGACGGAAGGGGCGGACGACAGTCATTTCCCAGATGCCGACAATGGAAACAGCATCCGCGTTCCTCAGAGGAGAAAGGCAGACATTATGATCTCGGTTGAGCATAAAGGCGGACAGATCACAGTATCCGGTCATGCAGACTATGCACCGAAAGGCAGCGACATCGTCTGCGAGGCAGTCACCGCTCTGACGCAGACATACGTGCAGAGCCTGGAGTACCTGACAGACGACAAGGTGCGGTATAGCATGGCGCCGGGCTACGCGTGCATTGCTGATCCGCACTCCCCCGAGGGTTTTCTTTTAACACAGTCTTTTCTTTTAGGTCTGGATATGCTGTCACACGCGTATCCGGAACATATTCAAATTGTAGGTTCTCTCGGCATCCATGTGCCGGGGTACAAATAACGCGGCCGGCAGGCGGCCTTAAAACCTGGACACAGTTCCCCCGCACGAGGGCTTGTATCGTGGGTACATTAACGGGCAGAGCTAACTGCCAGACAAAAATAAAAATGGAGAAACAGATATGAAGAAAAACATGATGAATTTTTATCTGAAACAGCTTTTTGCGGATGACGCACCTGATCAGGCGGACGGCCAGGAAGGCGGAAAAGAAGCGGAAGAAGGGGCGGAGAAAAAGTATTCAGACGAGGACCTGGACAGGATCATTTCCCAGAAATTTGCAAAATGGCAGAAAGCGCAGGAGAAAAAGATCTCCGAGGCCGAAAGGCTTGCGAATATGTCCGCCGAGGAGAAAGTCCAGAGTTTGGAAAAGGAGCTGGCTGATCTCAAAAAAGAAAAAGCCATCGCGGACATTTCCAAAACCGCACGGGGCATCCTGCAGGGTGAGGGAATCACCGTTGATGATGCACTTGTTTCGATGCTTGTATCTGAGGACGCAGACCAGACCAGTGCCGCTGTAAAGGCATTTGCGGGGGCGTTCAAGTCTGCTGTCCAGGACGCAGTCAAGGCCGCTCTCAAAGGACATGAGCCCAAGGCCGGGTCCGGTTCTGGAGACGGATGGACTAAAGACCGCATCATGGCTGAGCCGGATGTAGACAAACGGCAGAGGCTTATCCGCGAACACATTGATCTTTTCAGATAAGGATCATCAATTTTATCACTCTTTTAATGAAGGAGATTACCATGAACAGAAACGATCTTTATGTTAAGCAGCTCTTCGCGCCTGAGGTTGGCACTACGGTCACCACGGACGTTGAGCCTGCTATTTCCATCGACATTACTTCCAGGTTTGCGCAGAGCATCAAAGTCCTGCGGGAAGCTCTGGGCATCACACGCATGATCCCTATGGTAGAGGGTTCTGTCATCAAGCTGTACAAGGCGACAGTTGGCACCGTAGCACAGCAGGTCGGCGAGGGTGAAAAGATTGGTCTTACCAAAGTCACCCGTGCGCTTGCCGGAACATATACGATGACTTGGCACAAGTACCGCCGCAGGACCACAGCGGAAGCCATCCAGAAAAGCGGCAGGGCAATTGCGATCAATGAACTCGATTCCAAACTGGTCGGTACCGCACGCGCTACGATCAAATCCGCATTTTTTGCGAACCTTGCTTCCGGCCTCGGCGTTGCGACTCCCATTGCCCCCGGTCTTCAGGCAGCTCTGGCAGCAGTATGGGGCAAGATTCAGGACTACTACGAGGACTACGATGTAACCCCGGTATTTTTCATTAACCCCTTGGATGTTGCTGATTATCTGGCAACAGCGAGCATCACGACCCAGACGGCTTTCGGCTTCAGCTATATCGAGAATTTTCTGGGCCTGGGCCGCGCTTTCCTTTCTAAAGGGGTCACCCAGGGTACTGTTATCGGCACTGCGACAGAAAACCTGAACGGTGCTTACATCCCCGCTTCTGGCGATGTCGCGCAGACTTTCGGCTTGACCTATGACGAGACCGGCCTGATCGGCGTGAAGCACACTCTCGCAGACAGCGAGCTTTCTGTGGATACAGTCATCCTTGACGGCGTTGTTTTCTACGCTGAAGACCTGAGCGGAATCTTCAAGGCGTCCATTGCGGCGGCCGCAGAGTCCGAAGGCGGCGAAGGCGGCGAAGGCGGCGAAGGCTGATAATATGACAATTTTCCCCGGCGGGCAGAAATGTCTGCCGGGCTTTCAATGAGGCAATTACCATGGACATATTGGCAAGAGTAAGGCTTCGGACAGACGACATATACGATGACGCGCTTCTGGAGGACCTTGTACAGACCGTAACGGACAGGCTTTGTATCAGACTGGGCGTGGCGGAACTGCCTTCCGCTTTCGAAAGTATAGCGGCAGATGCCACAGTCAAGGCGGCAAGGCGCGTATATTATGAAGGAATCCAGTCAGAGGGCGCAGCGAATATCAACACATCCTTTGTTTCGGACATCCTGAGCGAATATGATGCGGAGATCGAACGGTACCGGGCAGACCATGCGGCAGATGTTGGAAACAAGATTTTGCGTTTCTATTAAAAGCGGAAAAAGAGGCGGATAAAGATGGTTTGGAAAAAGTGCCTTTTGTTAAAACAGGCGGTCGTATCGGACGAACTGAATGACGATGTTCCTGACGGGGACAGTTTTGAGATTCTCCTGGACACCAAATGCAGAACACAGACCTGGGTAAAGACAGGGGCTTCTGTATCTGACAGGGATATGAGTGTGATCGATTTGGCGGTCATGATCCCGCTGCCGGAAAGGCAGGTTCCCCGGGGCGTGACGCATATCAGGGTCGAGGGACATGACATGAAGGTGCTTGAAGTCGTATCGCCGGACCGGTGGACAATTTTCCATGTGCGCAGGCATCGGGTCTAACGGGAAGACATTGTCTTTCCTGGCGGTGGACATTGTCTCCCCGGGCGGTGGACATTGTCCACCAGATGTCCACCAGAGATAGAGATAGAGTAAGAGTAAGAGCAAAAGTGAAATGAGCGTACATATTACTATCAGGACAGGGGATGTCTTAAAAGGTCTGCGGAAAGCAGAATCCATTAACATTGATCCCGTGCTCTCAAAGACGACAATGAGCATACTGAACCGGGCAAGGGCGCCGGGCGGGACACCGGTCAAGACAGGCCAGCTTCGCATATCATCAGGCGTTTCGGGACATACCATGGGATACGCCAAAGAGTATGCACCGCACGTTGAGTATGGTCACCGGCACGCGGATGGTCATTACCAGAAACCGCAATATTACCTTAAACGGAATGTGGAAACGCAGCGGCCGATCTTCAAAAGAGACGTTCTGCAGTTCGTCCAGGCACAGTTAGACAAGTGAGGAAGCCATGCGCAAACAATTTGATCCCGTTGCTCTCCTGCTGCTGATAAAACAGCAGGTCGAGCAGCATACGCCATACCGCTGCTATGATGCGGTGCCGGTCAATGCGGAAAGCCCGTTCTTCTTTCTGGAATTGGTTTCTGCAAATCCGGCGAACAGCAAAAATACATACATTACCCAGTTCGATGTTAACGTCCATGTAATTGCCGAAAAATCTCCTTCTTCCGTGCCTGTCCTGCATATGGTTCAGGCTCTGGAGGAGGCGCTGACAGACGACATTGATATCCATGATCCGTACGCACTGGTCACACAGACAGAGACAGGCATCCAGTCCATCCAGACAGATGAGACCGGGGAGAAACATGCAGTTGTCGGCCTGTCAGTCAAGATCGCTTATGGATACATGTGCAAAATATGAAAGGAAACAAGACAATGACTAATTACATTAAACAGATGTTTACCGGCGAATATGACGGTGGGGCTTACTGCGATTTTTCCGCTTCTGCGGCTTCCGCTATTGCCGGTAAGGATATCCTTCTGGCAGTATGGGACGCGACAGGTGCGAATATCCTGGCCGTTGCAGGTCAGCAGGGTCTGACGATCAACAGGTCCGCTGATACCATCGAGGTATCCACTAAAGATACGGAAGGCGGCTGGAAGGCAAGCATTGCAGGCATGAAGGAGTGGAGCATCGATCTGGACGGCCTTTATGTCAAGGACGATGCCAGCCAGGCGATTCTCTCCACAGCTTTTACGAGTGGCGATCTTGTCTGCATCAAAGTCTACGATGCGAAGGCAAAGAAGGGCCTGTTCGGCGGCGTTGCTGCCATCACGGATTTCCCGCTTGAAGCGCCTTATGACGATGCAGTCACATACAGCATCACGCTTTCCGGTGTTGGCAAGCTGACCGACCTGTCCGTTGAGGTTCCTTCCACAGACACTCTCCCTTCCTGAGGACAGACATAATATAAGAAGTAACTACGTGCCCGGCCTGAACAGCCGGGCATTTTTTTAAAGATCTAAATCCAGAACACAAGGAGAAAAGAATTATGTTTACCATTAACGACGTTACATATGATCTGCATTTTACACGCGAGAGGATTAAGTTATATGAAGCAAAAACAGGGCTTTCGGTCGTTTCCGAGCTCCTTGCGACAAAGGGCATGTATCCGCTTAATTCGATCGAGCAGTATTTTTCTGTTGCTCTCGTGGATACCAATAACAGGGATATCTTCGTCCCCGCTAAGAAGGCCATCCAGATTGCTAACCAGTACATGGACGAAGTTGGGTACGCCCCGGTCTGCACGCAGATCGTTTCCGCGCTGCAGCGTGATCTGGGTTTTCTGTTCCGAGCAGGCTGACGGAATATCAGTATTTCCGGACACAGCCGGTCCCGGAGGCGGAGCAAAAAGAACGGGAGAATTTTCAGCGGGAAATGGAATTGGCCTTTTTTGTGACGGAGTTCCATTTCAGCAAGGCAGATTACGAATCCCTGACGCCGGTGGAAATTGCTTTTATCATGCGGGCATGGGAAGACAAGACGGTCAGGGACACCACATACATAAGGGACGCTGTGCTTAATGCGGTCGTTAACGGGATGCGGAAGAAACGTCAGCAGTTCCGCAAATTGTGGAAAAAGAGCGGGAAAATGACGGCGGATAAAAAAGTCGATTTCAAAGAAAAGATAAAGACAATAGAAGAAATAGAGAAAAAAGAAAAGGGCTGGATAGATAAGGTTCTCGCGGCAGCAGGCAGGAAACGGCGGAGGAAAGAATGAAAAAAGAAAGAGAAAAGAAAATCATATACCTTCCGCAGATGTTCGCGGCTGATTACACACTGTCAGTCGACATTACGGGTGATGCGAAAGGGCTCACCAAGGCCGCCAGAGATGCTTCCGAAGCGGTCGAGGGTCTGGGCGAACAGGGCCAGAAAACCGGTTCCAACCTGGAGGCGGCTTTAGCTTCAGCAGGAGTCATTGCGGCGGTCAAAAAGCTGACGGACATGTTCGCCACATGCACGGCGGCGGCGGAATCCTTCGAATATTCACTGGCACAGGTCAGCACGATCGCCGGGACGGAAAATGTCGGCAAGATGTCAGATGATATCATGAAGCTTTCCAATGCTTCCGGGCAGGCGACTAAAGATCTTGCGGAGACGGCTTACAGCGCGCTTTCCGCAGGTTCTTCCGTAGAGACAGCGGTCGATGATGCCAGAGTCGCAACAGAATTGGCAACAGCAGGCTTCACAGATTCAGCTTCCGCACTTGGCGTCCTGAAAACAGCGACAAATGCCTACGGGGATGAACAGTCTGATCTTCAGCATATTTCCGATTCCCTTATCCAGACGCAGAATTTGGGCGTGACGACCATTGCCGATCTGGCCCAGAATATGGGCGTTGCGATTGCAACAGCCAGTGCGTATGATGTCAGCCTGGAAAATCTGGAGGCCGCGTACATTGCGACTACCAAAGCGGGTATCAATACAGCCAATTCAACAACATACATTTCCCGTATGATCTCCGAATTGGGTGACGAAAGCACGCAGGTTTCGCAGATACTTAAGAAAAAGACGGGCAAGTCCTTCGGCCAGTTACAGCGGGAAGGAAAAAGCCTGGCAGATGTTCTGGAAATTGTCTATGAGGAATGCGGAAACGACAGCGAAGCCTTTATGAATTTGTGGCAGCAGCAGGCAGCAGGAAAGGCCGCCAATGCCATTGTTTCTCAGGGTCTTCAGAATTTCCGCGTCAATTTGGACAAGGTCACGAACAGTGCCGGGGCGACAGCTTCCGCATACGAGATCATGGAAAACACGACTCAGCATGCCCATGAGCGGATGACGAACAGCATGGCGAACCTGGCTGCTGTTGTCGGTCAGCAGTTAAACCCGGTGCTGACAGACGTATACAATGCGGTCGCTGATGTGGTCGAGGGGATACAGGCATTTGTCGCAGAACACCCTGCCGTTGTTTCCCTTCTGGCGTCTGCGGCGGCAGGCCTGGCTACGGTTGTCGGAGCGGCAGCGGCATATACTCTCGCGATAAAGGCGGCGGAACTGGCAACAGCTCTGTTCACTGGGTCACTGGTCGCGAATCCAATCTTCGCTTTCATCACGGCGATCGCAGCAGCATCGGCCGCGATCGGAGTCCTTGTCGCGACTATCGATAAAGGCATGGAAGAGGCGGCCGAATCCATTTCTCCCGCTACCCAGGAGCTGAAAGACCTGACGAAAACGGTCGAAAGATCAAATGACCGAATTGAGTCCGCATTAGACAATATGAAAAGCGGATTCGACAGCAACGCGGCGTCCGCAGAAGGCAACGCGATGCAGGCCAAAAAACTGGCGAAAAGGCTGGACGAGCTCGCTGGCAAAACGCACCGCACGGCTGCCGAGCAGGCTGAGATGGACGGGATCATGGAGCAGCTCAATTCCCAGTACCCCGAAATGGGCTTGGGGATCGATGATACCACGGGCAAGCTGAACATGTCCTCACAGGCGATCGACAATTACATCGACCATGTCAAACAGCTCGCTATGGCCAAAGCATATTATGACGCGGCCTCTGACGCATACCGGGCAGTCGCGGAAGCACAGATTGCGGTCACAAATGCCGAACAGAACCTGAAAAATGCAAAGGCTGAGGGAAATAAGCTCGAAGACGAACGGCTCTGGCTGCTGGGTCAGGACATCAACAGCATGGTCGACTATCATGGCAAGCAGATGTCTGTCTTTGAGGCGTTGAATCTCGTCGGCAAAGCTCTCAACGAAAACGGAACGGCCCAGACTGAGGCCAAAGACGCCATGGACGAGGCAACGAGGCTGAGTGAAGAAGCGACGGCCCAGGCTGATCTGTACATGGGCAAGTATCAGGAACTCACAGCCGCGACACAGGAGCACACAGCCGCCCAGGAAGAGGGGAACACACAGCAGCAGGCGAGCATTGAAGTTTCCGGACAGGCTCTGGACGCATGGAACCAGCTTTCCGAAGGACAGCAGCAGACGGCAGCAGATTTTGCAAATGCCGTTACGACTCTGGTTGACAACACCCAGCAGGCTATCCAAAGCCAGATGAACATGTTCGAGGAGTTCAAGACCGGCTCCGAAATCTCGACAGAAACCCTTCTTAACAATATGCAGAGCCAGATCGATGGCGTGACGCAGTGGGAACAGAACATGGCGGAGCTGGCTGACAGGGGTATTAACACTGATCTCCTGCAGCATCTCGCACAGATGGGCCCCGAAGGCTCGAATTACGTTCAGGCTTTCGTCAATATGAGTGACGAGGAATTACAGCAGGCCAATGATTTATGGTCCCAGTCAGTAGACATTAAGAATATGACGAATCAGTGGGGCCAGGAGATGCTTGACAGCGGTGCGGAAAACATCCAGAAAAGCATGGGCGGTCTTGCTGATATCATGGAGACGTCCGGTGCGGAGACAGCGAGAGGCCTTGCAAAAGGTATCCAGGACGCCGCTAAGGAATGTGAAGACGCGGCGGCGGAGATGGGTGTTGATGTAGTTGAATCCGCCAATTTGGCGTTGGGCGTACAGTCCCCTTCGTGGAAAATGGAAGAAGCGGGCGAATACTTCGACAGAGGCCTTGCGGACGGCATATACGACGGCGTTGACTGGATCACGCAGGCGGCCAGGTCCGTTGCTCAGGAAGCTGTCTGGGCGGCGGAAGCGGAATTGGGGATCAACTCTCCTTCCAAGGTGGCCCGTGATAAGATCGGTCATTTCTTCGGCAGCGGTCTGGTTCTGGGTATCACGGACATGACAAGGGAAGTTGGAAAAGCGGTCGAAAGTCTGGTCGATCCTCTGCTCTCTCCTATTGACGTTGCTGATGTCAGGGCAGGCACGCTGTCCGGGGCAGGAGCATACTCGATCGCGAGCGGGGCAACTTCTCAGGCAGGAGCGACAGCAGGAATGTCCGGCGGCACGAATATCGGCGGCATTCATATGATAGTCAATGGCGCACAGGGGCAGGATGTGAATGCGCTTGCGGACATAGTCACCGACAGGATTATGAGACAGATCACGGTATACGCATAAAAGGCGGATGAGAAATGGGAAAAATATATTTCAATGGAGTCGAATTAACAGAAACATACGGAATGGAGATTCTCGGGCGGGGGACATACGGAGCTCCCGCCAGAGACATTGAACAGGTGCATGTACCGGGGCGGAACGGGGATCTTCTTTTTGATAATGGTGGATACATGAATTATGACCTGACGTATCCTGAATGCTGCATTGCAGAGAATTTCCCCGTATACGGGGCCCAGTTAAGGAATTTTCTGCTGTCTGATCCCGGGTATCACAAGCTGTATGATTCATATGACATGAGACATTACCGGTTGGCAGAGTTCCGCGGGCCTTTCCTGCCTGATGTGCATACCGCCAGGAATAACCAAAGTGCCGTGTTCGATTTATCATTCAATTGCCGGCCGTTCCGGTACCTCCAGGAGGTGGGATACGAAAATATTATTTTCTGCATCGGGAGCACCTGGAAAACGCAGACTGTACTGCCCGCCTCAGCAGACGGCGAGTATACGATCAGATGCGTCAACAGCGGCAGCAGCAGCAGGACATTTTACGTATACAAGTTCGGTTCGACCAGCGCCATCGGCAGTGCGACGGTAGCGGCAGGGTCTGAGGCTACCATATATATATCGACAGACATATCAGATGTGCTGTATGCAGATGTCACTATATCAACGGGTGGGAACATAGCGATATACAGCAACGGCCAGCTCGTGTACAGCATATCAGGAAACAGCTCGGAGCAGGTCTCGAAAATATATAATCCGTACGTATATACCGCCCTGCCGTTGATCTCCACGTACAGCTTCGTAGGGGCGATCACGGTCGGCGGCAAAACGCTGTCAAAACCGAACCGTATATATGATATCAATGTGGACAGCGAGATACGTATGGCATACCGCGGGGACGGGACGCTGGCTAACAGCTCGATCAGCGGGGACTTCCCGGTATTGGGGCCCGGCCTGAACGAGATCACAGTCACCACCAACGATAGCTCGACCGTATCGTCCGTGCGGATGACACCGCGCTTCTGTATGCTGTAAGGGGGTGAGCCGATGATTCCTATTTTATATGAGCCTGAAACAACGGCGAACGTCGATTATACGAGTACGATTGGAATCGGGACTTTGACGGACTGTGTTTCCTGCCATGTCGTGGAAGAGCGTAATGGTGAATACTACATGGAAATGACCTATCCGGTCGGCGGGGCCATATGGGATAAAATTGCTGCCGGGTATATCATTAAGGCAGTCCCGTCAGACGGGGCCGCGGAGCAGCTATTCAGGATCACATCGGTCAGGCCGCTCCTGACAGGACGTATAGAAATAACAGCGGAACACATTTCCCGCCAGGCGAAATATATCGCAGTGCGGCCGATCACCGGACAGTATGACTGCATATCTCTCATTAGTGCTCTCCGGTCTCGTATAGTGCATGTCGGCAGTTCCGGACAGTATGATGCAATGGGCGGTCTATCTATCGTGTGTTATGGGGCTTCGGACACGGCATCTGTGAACATCCGGACACCGCGGACGCTGATGGAAACACTGATGGGAGCAGCGGGGTCTATGACGGATATTTGGAATTGCGAGTTCGGGTATGACAATATGGGGCGTACATTCCATGTATATACGGCATCCGGGCGGGGATCAGTGCGGGATATCGGTATCACATACGGCGTCAATATGACCAATTTGGATATCGAAAATGCCATAAATGCAAATTTCAATGCCGTATACGGATACTACTATGACTCAAATTCCAGGACATACGTGAGTTCGGAATATGCGATACCTGCCGACACACAGTACGAAATGGGCGCATTCCGCTGCCGGACAAAAATCATAGATTTTACGACAGACTATGAGGACAGCGTTCCGAGTGCGGCCGATCTCCGGACAAAGGCAGCGAGCTATGCAGCACGGAACGGCAGTGCGGGACCCGACTTCACGGCAAAAATTGCATTCGCACCGACATGGCAGAGTCTTGATTATGCCACAATAGCGGACGGGGCAAGAATCAATCTTTGCGACACCGTACCGATCACATACGAAAAATACGGGATTACCTTGACAGCCAAAGTTATCAAAACAGATTTCGATGTCCTGACAGAGAGATACCGCAGTATCGAGGTCGGCACGGCCAAAAAGAACCTGGGCAAACTGTTGGCACAGACAGCAAAATCAGCGGGCGTTTCCGTATACAGATAAGAAGAATGGGGGAAACCATGCAGACAATCATTATTAATTTCGCCGGGGGAGACCCGGTACAGCACATCAAAGCCTCTCAGTATGATGGCGGAACGAAAGTGCGCTTTTTACTGATGGACGGGGCAGAAATCAAGGACGTTCCTGAAGGGCATACCGTACATCTGATGGGCAAAAAGCCTGACAGGACAATTTTCGATCTCCCCTGCGTATCAGATGGATGCGTAGTGGATGCGGAGCTTACACAGCAGGCGACAATCATTGCGGGACGGATACCGGTGGAGCTGGTCATCATTAAGGACAGCGATGATACCATCCGCGAAGGCAGTAAGAACCTGGTCATGGATGTGGAACGCGCGCCTGTACAGCAGGACGACATTGAGAGTACAAACGAATACGTTTCCCTGACTGCTGCCGTAGAAAAGGCGGAAGAAGCGGCGGAAAGTGCGGCGGAAAGTGCGGAGACAGCAGAGGCCGCGGCAGAGAGGATACCGACTGTGACGGTCGAGCAGACTGAGACCGGGGCAACAATCACGGTCACAGACAGCACTGGTCAGGAAACATCTGCACAGCTTGTCAATGGTCAGGACGGAAGAGACGGAAGGGATGGCCAGGACGGGGAGGCGGGACCCGCAGGACCGGCAGGAAGTACGGGACCGGCAGGACCGGCAGGAAAATCCGCATATCAGGCAGCACTTGACGCCGGGTATGACGGGA